TCATCACAACCATGTAGCATAAAAGCTACAAATACAAGTAAGTACTTCATTTACCAAGACCAACCTTTCCAAGTAGAAGATTGACAATTCTGTCAGACAGATCATCAGGTAAGAACTTCAGAAAACCCAAGAAATACAAAGCCACTAACCCGTAAACAAAGATTTTGAGGCACAAGTCAAAGGTCTTTTGATACTCATTCACCGACCACACCTTCTTGTTGTTTCGCAGAATGTCATCAACTCATTGACACCAACAAAGACTAGAAACAAAACAAAGCAAATTCCACCTATTGCCAAACCAATCTCTAGTTGTTCTTGCTCTTTCTGTTTGGCTTCTTTCTCAGCCTTCTTTAATGCGCTTATCTCTTTAGCATCTGCCAAGTCCATCTCTGCTTGACGGGCTTTAATCTTCTGCCATACGTCAATCTTGCCTGTCTGCATGAAGAGCATTTTTAACTCTTCTTCAAATGCACGAGCTTGTTCTAAGGCCATCTCAATCTGCAAAGCTGTACCCATGTTTGAGCCTTTGCCAGACTGTTTAGCCTGAAGCATGGCTTTTGTAGCTACAGACTTAGCGTCAAATAGCTTACCAATCATGGGCGCAAGTGAGCCTAAGTCTTGGGCAACATTAGCTGCCTTTTTGACCATCGAAATAGCTGACTGTATGCCAGCTAGAGCCGTTATCGGATCAATCATTTCTTTCTCTCCCACTTAATGCAAACAACTCTTCGGTTGTAAACATCACCAGTCCAAGTCCATTTAATACATCGGTACTCTATGGTTGCCGCCAAGAGAAAGGCGATCACGGAAATGCCCAAACAACAATATAACTACAATAAATGACAAAACTACTAAACAAGACTGCCGCAACAAGTGCTTCAGCCCACTCTCTCATTGCTGTGGAGGGTTCATCATGGTACTTAATAGACCACGAGTGTAATAAGAAGGAGCTGGCGGTGGTGTTGTTTCTGTTAACAAACCACCTATTGCTTTTTCAGCAGACTGTTTACGCAACAATGCTTGCAACTTATCTGCGCCATAACCTGCGGCAGCAATTGGCAATGCTATTTCTGGTTTGGCAATTGATCCAGCAAAAGCACCGCCAGCCATAATTTGACTACGTTGCGGATTAAACTTAGCCATCAAAGTTAGTAATGGGTCTAAAGAACTTCCTTTAACAACAGATTTAATGGCGTTTTGCTCATCTTTGCTAAACAAATTCATCTTATTTTTGTTAGCAGCAAGAGTAATAAATCCTTGACGAATTAACTCGCTTTCAGAAGCATTAGGATTTAATGCTTTAGTTTCAGCAATATCCAAAATATTTTGTAATGTCGATGCACGACTTAGATTTCTAAAGTCTTTACGGGCTTCCATGATTGTCTTAACAGCAACATCGATTCCACCCGCACCAGACACCACATCTTTTGGAGATAGTGTGGCAACGTGGTCATCAATACTATCAACCATTTCACTTGCAAGTCTACGAATATTCTTATCTGGATTGCTTTTTAGGTTATTTGCCAACCTACGCATTTTTTCGACATTATCAAAACTAACGTTTCCACGTTGAACAATGCTTTCATAATTTTTCAAAATGTTAGCAACAGGAGCAGCATTTTCTGGAATGTAATCAGCAGCGTCTAAACGAGCTTTTACTTTATCAACAAGACTTGTGGCATTTTGAGCAGATATTTCAATGCCCTGGTCTTTAACCTTTGTGTAAGCACGAGTTGCTTTTTGCTGAACATCAGCCATCGTAGTAGTTGGTTGTTTACCTGCGGCAATTCGACCAGCAAGATCGCCAGTAGTTTTGCCAACAGCACCAGACACACCCAAAGCCGCAATCGTAGCCGCCATGTCGCTACCAGTAATTTCTTTGGTAGCTTCTGCAACAGGTTGTGCAACCATTGGAGCAGCAGTAGCCGCAGGTAGTTGACGAACTAAATCAGCACCAAAAATTGATTTTGGAGCAGTAGCCGCCATTCCACCCGCAGATACTAAACCTTGCATACCCGCTTGTGCGGCTCTTTCAACACCAGTTTCAGGCTCAGGAACACCCAATTGAGTCAAACCTTTGCTTTGCTCCCTAGACAAATAAGGAACACGCTTTTCTGATCCAATAATGTTTGCGCCAACATTAGCTGCACCACTTAAAAAGTCAGTAACAATGTTTGCTGGCGCAGAAACACCAGTAACTACGGCACGAGTAGCCAAACCAAGTTGCCTTCTAAGTAAATCTCCTAGACCTTGCTCTTTTGGAGCTTGAGCAGTAGGTGGAGTTGCAGGTTGAGCAGTAGGTTGGGCAGAAGGTTGTCCCTCTGCTTCACCTAAACTAGCCTTAATCCTTGCTAAAGCAGCTTCATTTGATAAGCCATCAGGCAGTTCATAGGATGCGCCTTTGTATTCATAAACAGTCGCCATGATGCTTACCTTTAGTCTAGTTTAATAGGGTTTTGTGCAGTACCAACCGCAGGGCCATAGTAAGGCTCTACACCTTGTGATTTGCGTCTGCTGTCAATGCGCTTCTGAGCATTCTCTTTAGCTTTTGCAGTAGATTTAGAAAAGTTGCTGAGAGCCTCAAGTGTGGTTTTTGTATCATTCCCACCGAAAGCCGCAATAAGTTCATTGGCAAAGCGCAAAACGTCTTTGTCAGTCTGTACACCTTTAGCCGCATCTGTCTTTAAGTTGGTAGCCTCTTGAACAGCACGTTGCAAAGCCGCATAGTTTCGGCTTTCAACAGAAGAATTACCAGCCGCATTCTGTGCTTGATAACGAAGATTGTTAACAGGGCCAAGTTCTAAAGGAGGTTTACCCGTCTTAGGATCAGGAGTCAATGTAGCAATAGCGGGAGCTAATGAAGTCTCACGAGCAGTTAATGAATCAACCAACTCAAGTTCTTTGTCTTCTTCTCTTTGCAGACTTGGAGCAAGGACTTTCGGGCCTTTTAAAGAATTTGCAAACTCTTTTAAATCTTTTGCAGAATCAATTCTTGTTTGAGCAATTTCTTTTGCGGAATCAACCCGCATTCGAGCAATTTCTTTAGCGGTAGCACCCGCTGTAGCAGCCGCCTCAATCTTTGCATCAGCCAAAACTTTAGCTCTTTCAAGCGCAGCATCAGCCGCAGTTTTAGCCGCATCAATTCGAGCTTGATTAGCCGCCTCTGCTGTTGCAGTTCTAGCCTGTATAGCTTCTGTTCTGCTTGCAGATGCTGTCAAAGCAGCAATAACTCTATCTGGAGAACCATACTTAGTTAATACAGCAAGAACATCATCTTGTGTAGCACCTTGAGGTAACTTAGACAATTCATCACGCAACTTTGTTTCTTGGGCAATAGACAATTGAGTCTTAGCCGCAGTAGCCAAAGAAGACTGTTCTGCCGCCCGTCTTTGCTGAACCAAAGCCATCTCACTCTGTGCTTGACGAGCATACTGAGCCAAAGCCATAGCACCTTGTTGGTCGCCAGCTTGTGCCAACATCTGAGCACCTTGTAAGATTGACTCGGGATTAGTCTGATCTATCTGTTTAGCAACAGCGTTTCTAGCACTAATCATCTTTAGTTGTGGGTCTTCTACTCCAAAAGCACCACCAATAGCGTTACCAAGCCCTCTAGCACCCGCATAGGTCATTGCCGCACCACGAGCCGCAGGGTCTAGTTGAGCAAGAGTAATACCCTCTTGCAAAGCACTTCTGCGCTGCTGCTCACCATACATTTGTGGGGTTAGACCAAACAAACCCGCTACGATATTTTCTGCCATGATAAATCCTTATCCAAATAAGCCGCCAAATTGGGAAGCACTAGCTAAACCACTTAACAATGTTGAATAAGGGTTAGTGGTTGCAGCAGGGCCAGTAGCCAATCGAGTACTAAACTCAGCACCAGCCTGACCTAAACGACCTACATTAGCACCCGCTTGAGCAGATTGTTGAGCAAGAGCAGCACTCATGTTAAATGGTTGTTGTGCCGAAGCCTCAAGTGCTTGAATCTGTGCCATAGCATTTGTATATGGAGAATAAGCAGCTTGCTGACCACCATAGTATTGACCCATAAGACCAGCACCTTGGGTTAATAAACCAGAGCCAAAACCAAGTCTTTGTTGCTCTAAAGCCTGTTGTCTGGCCAAAGTGTCCATGCCAAATTGTTGACCTTGTATGCCTAGCTGTTGACCTGTGCCAATCAGGTTAGAGCCAAACTGTTGACCCTGAATTCCTAATTGCTGACCCGCTCCAATTAAATTAGACCCAAATTGTTGGCCTTCAATTGCACGTTGTTGAGCAGTGCCTAATAAACTAGAACCAAACTGTTGACCCTGAATTCCAAGCTGTTGTCCAGTGCCAACTAAGCCAGCACCAAACTGAACTTGTTGTTGACCAGCTTGTTGAGCAGCAGCAGCCAATTGAGCTTCTTGTTGCGCACGAGCGTTAAACAGAGCCTGTAGTTCAGGAGTGGTAGCACCCATAGTCCCACCTTGGGCAACTGACAAACCACCACGACCTTGTTGTTGGAGTCTGTTTTGCAAGTTAGCCAACTCTAACTCTCTGCCTGGTTGCAACAAAGCCATCTGTTGATTTAGATAGTTTTGAGCCACTTGTTCAGGTGACTGAGCAAGGTATTGGCCTCCAAGTGCAGTTAATCGTTGGCTCTCTGGTGACTGTTTCAAGTAGCCTCTACCAAGCGCACTTAGAAGTTGATTGTCTGATGACTCAGTTAAATACTTACTTCCAAGTGCAGTTAGAGCTTTGCTTTCTGCAGATTGAGTTAAATAGTCACCGCCAAGGGCAGTTAAGCGTTGGCTCTCAGGAGATTGACCTAAATACTGAGATGCAATTTGTGCTAATCTAGGATCAGTTTTAGCATCTAAATAGCCTTGACCTAAAGTAGCAAGAGTTCCTGCACCTGTTAGTAAAGGTTTAAATTGAGCTTGTGCACTTTCAGCTTGTTGCAGACCAGACTCAGCCAACTTAACTAAGCGATCTTGGGCATTTTTAGCCTCAGGGCTTAAGGTATAACCCGCACTAATCAATTGACCTGTCTTTGGATCGACTTGGAATTGTGAAGTTCCAAATCGTGTAGTCATTCCTACTGGTTTAAACTGAGCCGCAAGTTTAGCCGCAGCAGTTTCAGCATCAATTGATGCTTGCGCTTTAGCAGCCGCTGCAGCAGATGTTTGTTGTTGTAACAAACCTGCACCAGTATTAAGACCACCAGATAACAAAGCAGCAATTTGTGCGGCAGTAAGACCAGTTCCCGCAGTAGTCGCAGCAGTAGTCGCAGCAGCCCTAGCAGCATCAGCCGTAGCTTTCGCAGTAGCCGCATCCGCAGCCGCTTTAGCCGTAGCCGCATTAGCGGCAATCGTAGCTTGAGCTGCAGCATCAGCAGCCAACTTAGCTGCTACAGATTCCGCTGTAATTCCAGCTGCTGCACCCGTTAGTAAGCCACTACCACCTGTTAAATTTGTTAACGTGGAAACATTAGCACCTGTACTTAATGCATCTGCAAGAGCTGTAGCACCCGCAGTACCACCAGCACCACCAGTTGCTAAATCTAGTACCGCAAGTTCAGCCGCAGTTTTACCAGTAGTTCCAAGAGTAGCAGCTGCATCAGCAGTAACTTTAGCAGTAGCGGCATCTGCAGCCGCTTTTGCAGTAGCCGCATCAGCCGCAGCTTTGGCGGCAGCAGCATCAGCGGCAGCTTTGGTAGCCACATCAGCACCAACAGCAGCATCCGCAGCCGCCTTAGCCGCTGCAGCATCAGCAGTAGCCTTGGCAGCCGCAGCGTCCGCAGTAGCCTTGGCAGCAGCTAAGTCAGCAGTAGCTTTTGCAGCAGCATCAGCAGCGGCTTGAGCAGCAGCGTCAGCCGCTAACTTGTCAGCCACTGATTGAGCCGTAATTCCAGCGGCTTCACCTGTTAAAAGACCACTACCACCCGTAAGGTTTGTCAGTGTTGCGACATCAGCACCAGTAGCTAATGAGGTTGCAAGAGAAGTTGCACCAGCAGTTCCACCAGCACCGCCAAGTGCTAAGTCTGTTGCCGCAAGTGAACTTAAATTAGTAGCTCCCGCTCCACCCGCACCAGCTGCACCACTCAATAATCCACCGCTAGCAGCAGCCGCTAAAGCTGCTAGAACTACAGGGTCTGTAATAGCCTGTCCTAGCCCTTCTAGAAATGATCCTGCAACTGCTTGTTGTGTTCCAGCTCTTTCAAGTTCGCCAGTAGGTGTATATTGGTTATATGCACCACCTGCTACGTTTTCAGTTGCTTTATAGGTAATAACATTCTCAATCCCACCAACTTGACGATCTTCACCAGAGCCAATGACTTGGTATACAGGCTGAACCCAAGTATCGCCAAGGAGTTTTGCTTGTCCTTCAGGAATAACAGCACCTGCACGAGCTGCAACTGCACCCTCATCTAACCCAACAGCTTGAGCCATTTGAGCAGGTGATACCCCATACTGCTCCATAGCCGAAACGATCTGGGCATCACTCATGCTTGGATTAGCAAGCAGAAAATCTACAATTTGTGCGCTAGTTACAGCCATGATTGCTCCTTATTGTGGCTCAACAGGCCAAGTAATAGTCCAAGGGAAGCCACTCTGCAAAGGAACATCTCTCAATGCTTGGCAGTAGTCTTTCCACTCTTGTGAAGGTGTCATATCGCTACGAAATCTCCAATCAGTTGCTGATAGTTTATCATCACGGGACTGACGAACACTCTTAGCCTGTTCAGCATCCTTCTGAGCCTTGTAAGCAGCTTCATGTTCTGCGGCTGTGGT